CTCCTATAAGGTTATACGCCAATTATGCCCAAAATGCACAAGGTAGTCAAGTATATAATTCCCCAAAAATGAATAATCCCGGTGGGCCGACTTTCCTCAACAAAATCGCCAAGTTTGTGACAGTGTGCCGTGCAGGGTGCCGCTCTATGTGTTACTTTTCGCCTTGAACGTTAGAACTGAAATTCAATGCCGCGCGGTGGCGCTCGCCCCAACAGTGGCCCGAAGAAGGGCAGCAAGCGTCCGCACACGCTCATCAAGGACTTGCAGCGGGAGCACCTGCGCCAACAAGTCTTCGCCGCGCAGGACGCCATCGTCGCCGCCCAGATACGTGCCGCCATCGGGCTCGCCCATTTCTTCCTCCGCGACGAGCATGGCCAGTTTAAGCGCATCACCGACGAAGACGAGATCGAGCAGGCGCTGAACAGCGGCAACCCGAACGCCTTCTGGATTGACACGAAAGACCCGAACACGGCGGCATCGAAAGACCTGCTCGATCGCGCGCTCGACAAGCCGACAGAATCGGTGGAGCAGATGGTCACCGGCTCACTTGAAATTAGTTGGAAGACGCCGAAGTGACGCGCTGGGCCGTACGTGCTTGGTAATCGGCGCGGCCAATTTCTACCTGGTCGGGAGCGATGCCTGTAATCGAATTGGACTATGCGCCCAGGACGCTCCAAGCCGTCGTGCATGACGCTATGCTGAAGCACCGGTGGGGCGCGATGGTCTGTCACCGGCGCTTCGGCAAGACCGTCCTCGCGATCAACCACCTGATTCGTGCCGCCCTCACGTGCAAGCGCCTCCGACCTCGTTTCGCCTACATCGGCCCGACGTATCGCGCCTCGAAAGCCATCGCCTGGGATTATTTGAAGTACTACAGCCGGCCAATTCCGGGCGTGCAGTTCAACGAATCCGAGCTTCGGGCGGACTACCCGAATGGCGGTCAAGTGCGCCTCTACGGTGGTGACTCACCCGATGCCTTGCGCGGGCTGTATCTCGATGGCGTGGTGCCGGATGAGTACGGCCTGCACCAGTCGGACCTGTTCTCCAGCGTGCTCCGGCCGGCGCTGTCTGACCGGGAAGGCTGGGCGCTGTTCCTTGGCACGCCGAATGGCCGCAATCAGTTCTACGAAATCATCGAACACGCGCGCCGAGAGCCCGGATGGTTCTATGGCTGCTACAAGGCCAGCGAAACCGGCATTATTCCGCCGCATGAACTGCTCGCGTCACGCGCGGTCATGACCGACGACGAGTACCAGCAGGAATGGGAGTGCAGCTTCTCGGCGGCCGTCAAGGGCGCCATCTACGCGAAGGAACTGGACAAGGCCAGAAGTGAGGGCCGCGTGCGCCTGGTGCCGCATGACCCGACCATCCCCGTCGATACCGATTGGGATCTCGGCATCGGGGATTCCACGGCCATCTGGTTCAGCCAGTCCCTCCGGTCCGGCGAAATCCGCCTCATCGACTACCACGAGGCGCAAGGCGAGGGCTTGCCGTACTACGCGAACGTGCTGGCCAAGCGGGGCTACGTCTACGGCGAGCACTGGGCGCCGCATGACATCGCGGTCAAGGAACTGGGCTCCGGCCGCTCCCGGCTCGAGACGGCGCAATCGCTCGGCATCAAGTTTCGCGTCGTGCCGAAGCTGGGCATCGAGGAGGGTATCCATGCGGTCCGGATGCTCATGGGTCGGTGCTGGTTCGACGAGACGAAGTGCCAGGCCGGGCTCGAGGCGCTGCAGCATTATCGGCGCGACTACAACACGCGGATTCAGGAGTTCACGGATCGCCCGGTGCATGACTTCGCGTCCCACGGGTCGGATGCGTTTCGCGGGCTGGCGGTCAGGCAGAAGCCGCCGGCGCCGCGCACGTCGAGTCGCCCGTATCGGGCGCAGACTGACGGCGGCAACATGGGGTACGCCTCGTAATGTCTCCGTCAGCCTATTGACAGGCGTGCTAGATTTTGACACTAGCGCGTCAATGACCCGACACCACAATCCATCGTGTTACGCCTGACTCCGACCAAGGCGATTGCGGTCGTGGAGTGGCATAACGGTGCCATTGGGCTCAGACAGCCCATCCTAAGCGTGGGCTACCTCGTCGAGGCCACTATGGACGGCGTGACGCTGGCCTCCGAGTGCCGCAACGGCACGTATCGGGGCCTCAAGACGATTGCCGAGGCGCACGTCATCCGCATCGCGTCCTTCGATGGCCAGAAGCCGCAACAACAGCCCGTGTTGGCGCGGGACGGGGTGCAGTGATGGCCAAAGACCTAAAAGCCTTCCTCCAACTGGCCCGCGATCGCTGGGCGCAGGTCAAGCAGGCGGACGCCGATCAGGACAAGCGCGAGAAAGACGATCTGAGTTTCCTCGTGGACCCGTGGCCGGGGGCGATTCGTGCCGCACGCGAAGGCCAGCAAATCATCTCGGGCATGACCAGCCCCTCGGGCGTGCCGATGACCGTCCCGCCGCGGCCGTGCATCAGCATCGACACCCTGTCAGGCCCGATTCGCAGCGTCGTTAATCAAGAGCGCGCGATGGACTTCGGCGTGGAAGTGGTCGCCGCGGATGACTTCGGCGAGCTCGGCGCGCCCATCCCGGACGACGAAATCAAACTCCGTGAAGGGCTAGTCCGGCGTATCCAACGCGAGTCTGAAGCGCAAGACGCGCGCTCGTGGGCCTTCGATCGCGCCGTGAAGTGTGGCCGCGGCTACTACGGCGTCATGACCCGCTACGTGCCCGGCAAGACGTGGGATCAGGAAGTGGTCCTGCGGCGGTTCTACAACCAGGCGCAGGTGAAGCTCGACCCCGCGCACGAGCAGCCCGACGGGTCAGATGCTGAGTGGGCGATGATCACGTCATGGATGCCGCTCGCCGAGTATCGCGCGAAGTTTCCGAAGGCGCTCGATGACGCGGACAATCCCGTCGGGAGTGACGCGGAGTTCGAAGCCGACACGCAGCATTACCCCGAGTGGTTCACCGACGATGGCGAGACGCGCGGCTGCTTTGTGGTGGAGTACTTCTACACCGAGCGCACCGTCCGTGAGCTGGCGTTATTGGCGGATGGATCGGCGGCGTGGGCGGATGAATTGCCCGCGGGTGCGGAAGTCGTCGATACGCGGCCTGAAGAAACCAAGGCGATCAAGTGGGCCAAGATCGACGGCATCCAAATCCTCGAAGAGACCGACTGGCCCGGGCGGCACATCCCGGTCATCAAAGTCCTCGGCGAGGAAGTGCAGCCGTTCGACAATCAGCGCCGATCGCAGGGCATCGTCCGGCCGGCGAAAGAGAGCGTCCAGGCCAACAACTTCACCGTCTCGAAGTTTGTCGAAGTCGTCGGCTTGTCGTCGATTCCGACGGTCATGCTCGAGGAAGGGCAAGAAGAGGGGCACGAGGACGAATGGGCGGCGCGCAACACGCGGACGCTGCCCTACGTGCGGTACAAGCGGACGAACCTCGAAGGCCAGCAGGCCAATCCGCCGATGCCGGTGCCGAACGAGACGCCGGTGCAGCCGTTGGCGCTCGGCATGCAGATTTTTGGCGAGGCCATCAAGGTCAGCACGAATGTGCCGTCAGCGACGCTCGGCGAGATCGATCCCACGATCAAGTCAGGGCGGGCTATCAAGGCGCTGTTGCAGCAAGCCGAGCAGGGGACCAGTAACTATCTCGACAACCTGACGCGCTCGATGCGCTACGAAGGCACGATCGTCAACGACTTACTGTACCCGGTGTACGGCAAGCGGCCGGGACGGCTCGCGCGCATCGTGAACGGGGAGAACGAAGGCGAGACGGTGACGATTGGGCAGATGGCGCAAGCGGGCCAGCCGCCAGTAGGCAAGCAGTACACGCTCACCGAGAATGCCCGGTTCAACGTCGCCATTAAGGTCTCAAAGTCCTACGACACGCGACGGGAGCATGCGGCGACGATCACCGGCGAAATTATCGCGGCCGATCCCACGCAGATGGCCGTGATTGGCGATCTGTTCATGAAGAACACCGATGGGCCGCTCAATAACGAGATGGCCGAGCGGTACCGCGTGATGCTCGCGCCCCCGGTGCAGGCGCTGCTCGCGCAGCAGGAAGCCCAGAAGCAGGGCGCCGCACCGATCCCTCCGGAAGTGCAGGCGCAACTCGCGCAGATCCCGGCGCTGCAGGCGCAGCTCCAAGAAGCGGTGAAAGCGATCGAGACTGATCAGGTGAAGGCCCAGGCCGCGCAGCAGCAGACGGCGATGAAGGTCGAGGCCGATCTGAAGAAAGCGGAACTCGATGCGGCCGCCGCCTCCCGCGACAAGCAGGCCGAGATCGAGTCGAAAGAGCGCATCGCCGCGTTGCAGGCGCAAACCGAACTCGCGAAACTGCAGGCGACAATCGACGCGCAAGCCGCACAGGCGATGGTGGCGGCCGAGCACGAACGCACGATCGAAGTGATGCGGTTGGGCTCCGCGGCCGAACAGTCGGCGCAGCAGCGTGGGCATGAGGCGGAAGAGAAAGCCAAGGATCGGCAGTTGGCGGGCGCGACGAAGAAGACAAAGACGATCCAGCGGGGCGAGGATGGCCGGGCGACGGGCATCGTGGAAGAAAGCACGGTGATGTAGCGTGGCCTCGACCTTCAACATCTCGAATCTGGCGGCCTCGACGTCCTGCGATGCGATTTGCGGCCTGCTCGCTGGCGGCAAGATTCTGATTTACGACGGCGCTCAACCGGCGACGTGTGACACAGCCATCACGACACAAACCAAGCTCGCACAGGTCAGCTTCGGCAGCCCCGCGTTTACGGCGGCGTCGAATGGCGCGGCCCTCGCGAATGCGATCGCGCCGGGTACCGGTCTGGCGAATGGCGACGCCACGTGGTGCCGGTTCGTCCGCAGCACCGGGGCCGTGATTGCGGATGGCTCGGTCGGGACATCCGACTGCGATCTCAACGTCGATACCACCACCATCCAAGCGGGCGCCCTCGTGAGTGTCACGAGCGGGACGTGGGTGGAACGCAAGAGTTAGGAGCGTCAATGTCACGCCAATTTTGGACCGAACAAATCGCGTGGGCGACATCGAGTGGCACGGCGATCGCGGCGTCGACCACGGAAACGATCCTGTTTCCCAACGTCACGATTCCTGCGAACTACATGCAGGACGGCCGCTCGCTGCGACTGATGGCGTATGGCGGCTACGGCACGACGGCTACGCCGACGCTGACGTTCACGCTCCGCTGGGGCGGTGTCGCGGGGACCGTCATGGCGAAAACGGGCGCGATCGTCACGACGTCCGGCACGGGCGGCGGCGCGTCGATGACGTCGCTCTGGGCGGTGGACATGATCATCCAGATCCGCGCCAATGGCTCAAGCGGTACGGCGATGAGCAACGGCATCGTCACGCTGTTTACCGCGACGGTCCCGACGGCCGGCACGGTCACGAACTACGGCATGCCAGCGCCGTTCGTGTCGGGCTCGACGGGCGGCACGACACCCGCCGTGGCCACGATCGATTTGACGGCGGATACCGCGCTCTCGCTGACGGCGCTCTGGGGCACAAACAACGCGGCGAACTCGATTCAGGGCCACAACTACCAGATCGTCTCGCTCAATTAGTCCGATGGCATTGCTGTTCGCGCATGGCGTGATTCCGTGGTTGGCCGCATCGGTGGCCACGACCACGTACGCCATCACGTGTACGGACGTCACCACCGGGCAGACGTTTTCGCCGAAGGCGATTCGCTGTTACTGGTTCGGTCTGGGCGGGGGCGTAGACGCGGCTTCACAAGCCGTGCATCAGCGTGCGGGGATGGGCTTCGCGGTCTCGGCGTCGAATCGCGGTAATGTATCCGTGCTCGATCAGGACGCGGCCGGGACGCAAATCTGCGAGAACTACAACAGTACGGACGCGATTGCCACGACGCTCAGTGGGGCGGGCGCGGTGGATGGCGCGCTCGACATTAGTAGTTTCGACGCGGCGGGCTTCACGGCGATTGTGGACGATCAGGTACCAGTCGATCTCGATGTGTTCTACGAAGCGTGGGGCGGCGATGGCGTGCAAGAAGCGCAGATCGTGACGATCTCCGAGCCCGCGGCGACAGGGACCGTCAACTACGAGACCGGCTTCCGACCATCCGTGGTGTTCTTCGCGACACGGCTCGGCACGACCACGGGGACGCTCCAAGCCGATAGCAGTGTCTTCGCAGTCGGGGCCTCGACTGGACCGGCGAGCGCCGAGAACATCGTCGTGTTCGGCTTCTCTGATGATGGCTCGGCCACATCTGACACGAGACGACGGGCGCGCAGCGGCGAATGTATCAGCAACATGATCGCGGCGGGCGCGACCACGGTGAACGCCCAAGCGGTGGTCTCCGCGTTCAACGACAGCAGCTTCACACTGAACTGGACCGTTCGCACCACGAGCAACCGCAAGACGATGGCGCTGGCCATCTCTGGCGGGCAGTGGCAGGCCGGGTCGTTCACGATTGAAGGCCAGACCGGGAGTGCGACGTCCACGGTGAGCGGGCTCGGCTTCAAGCCGATCGGTGTGTCGTTCATGGGCGTGAGCCTCGCGGAGAGCGCGACGAACTCCGCCGTCGTCGAAAACAAGATGAGTCTCGGCACGGCGAGCAGCCCGACGAGTCGCCGGAGTCAAGGGACGTGGGACGAGAACGGCAACGCGACGGCCTCGGAAGTCAACACCGTCTTGGAGTACGACTCCTGCCTCGCGTTTCCCAGTAACGCGGGCGCGCTCGCCGAAAGCCTCGACATCAGCGCCATGAGCGCCGATGGGTTCACGGTCATCGTGGACACGAACGGCGGGGTCACGGCGGAGTGGGTCGGGTACGTCGCCTTCGGCGGTTCGACCTCTATCAGCTTGAACAATTACCTGTTCGCGCGGGCCGGGAGTGGCATCAGCATGAGCGAGAAGATCCGCTAATGGCGAACGCGGTCAATGTGGACACCTGGAACGGCGGTCAGACCAGCCGCACGATCGCGTTCACGCCGACGGCGGGACGTCTCGTGGTGGTCGCGCTCACGAGCAGCAGTGCCTTTGGGGCGCTCGGCGGCGGTGTGGCGGTCTCATGGAACGCCATCATGACCGAACAAACGGGTCAGAACTCAGAGCATGAAGTGGCGTACTGGGGCATCGCCACGGGATCGACGGGGCCGCTGACCTACGGCGGTGTGGCCGTGACCGAAGGCGCGTTCTGTGAATACGACATCACGACAGCCTCGGCCACGGACGACTCCGATCAAGCGGCGTCCGGGAACGGCACGGCGATCACGAGCAATGCGATCGTCACCGCGTCGATCGACATCATCATCGGCATCTCGTGGAATGGCTCAGGCGCAGTGACTTATACGGGGGCATGGATCAGTGATGCCTCAGTCGGCAATAACGAGACGCTGGCCGTGGCGTCGATTGTGAACGCCTCGCCCGGCTCGTACCAGCTCACCACATCCAGCACGTACTTGCTCTGGGAGGCCGTGATCGCGGGCGTCGTGACGGCCTCGGCCACGCCGCTCGTCACGAGCACGCTCAGGACGATGGGCCAAGGGCGACCGCCGAGAGCCTTTCGGCCGGGGATTGCGCGATGAGTTTTCGACAGTGGCGATCGCCGCGCATCAGCAACACGCTCGCGAATGGCGCGTCGGCCTCGGCCGTGCTCACGGGCACCGCCGTCCCCATGATCACCGAAACCGATGTGGTGGCAGGCGGCGAGACCATCATCATCACGCTCACCGGCGACACCTGGGTCGCGGCCGGCGCGACGTTCGATGCGATCCGGCAAGACATCATTGATGGGATCGTCGCGGCGACCTCCCCCGCGAACGGCTGGAATGATGTGGTGGTCGCAGGACAAGGCGTCGGCGGCGTGGTCCGCACGTCCGATACCGTCGTCACGATCACGCTCGACGCCTTCGCGTCCTACGACATTGCGAGCACCGAAACGATCACGTGCACCATTCCGGCGTCGGCGCTGACCCTCGCGTCGCCCGTGGTGGCCAGCCCGACGTTCACGGTGACGGCCGTGGCGGGCACCGGCACCCCGTTCTTCTACTACGCGCAGATGCGCCGGATGGCGGCCTAGATGCCGGGCTATCTCAAGCAAGCCACGGCGGCGCAGTCGCGGGCGCTCGGCCCGTTCATTGACGATACCGATTTCATCACGCCCGCCACGGGCCTGACCATCGCCAACACGGACATCAAGTTGGTCGTGAACGGCGGCGCGAGTGCCAACAAAAACAGCGGCGGCGGGACGCATCGCGTCAACGGTGTGTATGGCGTCACGTTCGACGCGACCGACACGGCGACCGTGGGCGAGCTGGACGTCTCGGTGTTGGTGGCCGGGGCGCTCGTCGTGTTCGATAAGTTCTTCGTGATCGAGGAAGCCGTCTACGACGCGCTGTTCGCGGCCAGTGCGCCGGGGTACCTCCAGCCCACGACCGCCGGCCGGACGCTGGATGTCAGCGCTGGCGGTGAAGCGGGCCTCGACTGGGCAAACATCGGCAGCAAAACCACAGCGAACGATTTGACGGCGACGACGATTGCCACCACGCAGAAAGTGGACGTGGACACGATCAAGACGAACCCGGTCGCGAATGGCGGGACCATCACGTTCCCGACGAATGCGACCGTGGCGAGTACGACGAACATCACGGCCGGCACGGTGACGACGGCGACGAACGTGACGACGGTGAACGGGCTGGCGGCGAACGTCATCACGGCGACCGCGATTGCCGACAACGCGATCACGGCGGCGAAGATCGCGGATGGGGCGATCGATGCGGCCACATTTGCGGCGAACGCGATTACATCAACTGTGCTGGCGAACGACTGCATCACGGATGCGAAGGTGGCGGCCGATGTCACGATCGCCAGCGTCACCGGTGCGGTCGGTTCGGTGACGGGCAATGTGGGCGGTAACGTCGCAGGGTCGGTGGCGAGTGTCACTGGCAACGTCGGCGGCAATATCACCGGCACCATCGGTGGGCTGACGGCAGCCGCCCTGAAAGACTTCTTCGATACCGACTCCGGCACAACCTACGCCAGCGCCGTGGCGGGCTCCGTCGTCAAGGAAATCGCGGACAACGCGGGCGGCGCGAGTCTCACCGTACAGCAGATTGTCGATGGTGTCTGGGATGAGCCATTGGCCGATCATCAGGACGCAGGCACGACCGGCGAAGCCATCAACCAGCTCGACGCGCCGATCAATGAAGCGGTCTGGGGCACGGCGACCGCAGACTTCACCACCGCCGGCACGTTTGGGAAAGCCGTCGGGGACACCAAGACCGAGACCGCGGCGATCAAAGCCAAGACCGACAGCCTGACCTTCACCGTGGCGAATCAGATCGACGCGAACGTGCTCGACTGGAAATCGGCCGTGGCGCCGGCCATGACGGGCGATGCGTTCGCACGCCTCGGCGCGCCGGCCGGCGCATCCGTCTCGGCAGACATCGCAGCCGTGAAGTCGGACACCGCCGCGATCCTGGTCGACACGGGCACGACGCTCGATGGCAAGGTTGATGCGATCAAGGCCAAGACGGATGCGCTGACTTTCACGGAAGCCGGCGTGGTGGACGCTAATATCCAGAGGGTGAACGACGTCGAACTACAAGGCGACGGCGCGGCGACGCCGTGGGGGCCTGTGTAGTGTGGCGGCGATTGGGTCGGTGTGGGCGCAGCCATCGTGGGCGGATGACGTCTGGGCGGATGGGACCTGGGCCAATCAAGGCGCGATCATTACCGGGACGTTCGACGTCGAGACCGGCGCGCCTGTCGGCACATTCCGTGGGCGCGCGGCGAAGTTCGGCGGCACGACCACCGGCCCAAGCATCTTCGAGCGTCGCCAGCCGCGACACCGCGATCCCGAGGGAGTGTTCCAGGTGGAACGTGGCGCCCGACAGATGGAGTGGCGGGGCGCGGTCACACCACCGGCCCTGGCGGTGTTCATCGTGGGCGGGCATCGGCGGTTTATCCGCGTCGCCGGCTGGGTCGATCGCACGCCGCTGATTGAAGAAGAAGCGTTTCTGTTGGGCTTGTTACTGGGAGACGACGCATGAACGTGAACGAACCGATGGACTTCGAGCCCGCCGAAGTGATCAATGATCTGCCGCCGGACCAAGGCGGGTTGCGGCCCATGCCTGCAGGCTCGGTGGCGGCCGAAGTGGTCGAAGTACAAGCGGCCGTTGAACAGGATCCCGACGATGCGATCGAGGACGCACGCGACGATCGCGGGCGCTTTCAGCGTGGCCGCCGCGCGCCCAGTCATGACGCACGGCCCGATGATGCCCCACGCATCAGCAAGCTCTCTGCCGACCTGCGCGAAACGCGCGTGGAACTGGCGTTAGAACGTGGGCTGCGTGATGTGGACGCGATCCTCGATCGCGTCTACCCGAAAGCCACAGCCGACGAACGCCAGAAGCAGCGCAAGCATGTCGAGGCGCAAGTCGCGGCCTATCGGCCGATCGCGCCGAAGGTTGATACCGCACCCGTCGCGATGCCTGCCGCGCTCCCGCCGGCGGCCACCGCAGAAGCCTTCAGCGAGCCGGAACCGACGCTCGAGCAGTTCGCCAGCGAGCCCGATCCGTATCAGGCGCACGTCCGGGCGCTTGGGCGCTGGGATGCGAAGAAAGAAGCGTTTGAACAAGCGCGCGCCGCGAAGGCGTCAGAACGCACGGCGGCCGAGGCGAAGCAGAAAGGGGAACTGGCCGCGATTGGCCAGCGGTGGAATGCGCGCGTGACGGCCGCGAAAGCCGCCGACGCGAGCTGGGAAGCGGCCGTGACACCGGTGGACGCGCAGATCGCCGGGGATTCAGTGCTCGCCTACGCGATCTTGCTTGACGAGGACGGGACGAACATGCTTAAGTTCCTGGCAACGCAGCAGGAACTGCTGGATGAGTTGATTCTCGCGAATCCTCCAGTAACTGATGCGGCCATCGCCGCCATGCGGCGTCGTCTCCATAGTCGGATGCAGGCTGGTACGTCCGGAGCGGCCGCCCCGACCAAGCCCGTAACGCCGTTATCGCGTCCCCCCACTCCGGTGCGGACCATAACGACAGTGCCCAGCGACGACGCAGCCGATCCTGACGATTTCGACGCCTTTTCCGAGCGTCGGCGACTCGAACGGAAACGCGCTGCCCGCTAACGGCTGGGTTGTGGAGTTGGCCGATGGCCAACACGATCATCACCCCGACGTGGGTCGGCAACGACATCGCCGAAAACTTCAACAATAAGATGGTCCTGGTGAACAACTTCACCCGGGAATGGGATGACGCCTGGCGCAACAAGCCGGGCGGCGCCAAGGTCGGCTACGTCACGCAGTGCCGCATCCCGCAGCGCTTCGTGGTGAATGAGGGGCAGGCCCTCGTTCAGCAGGCCATCCTCAACCAGACCGTCCCGCTCACGATCAACCACCAGCAGCATGTCGGCTGTGGCTGGTCGAGTGCGGATGATGCGCTGGCGATCCCCGAAGCCCGCGCGTGGTACACCGAACCGGCCGGCCTCGCGCTCGCCAATAAGGTCGATACGACCTGCGGCAACGAGGTCTACAAGAGTGTGCCGAACTTCGCGGGTTCGCCGGGCACCGCCATCACGGCGAACGCCACGTATCTCAACGCGGTCGCGAAACTCGAAAATCTCGCGGTGCCGACGGAGTTCAAGGCCGTCCTGGACCCACTGAGTCGTGCGGCGATTCTCAATGCCAATCTGGCGAGCTTCAATCCGAGCGGCCAGATCAGCCAGTACTTCCGGACGGGCGAGTTCAATCAGGGCGCCCTCGGGATCGAGTCGTGGTACTCGGGCACGAACGCGCCGATCCACACGACCGGCACGTTCACAACGGCGACCCCCATCGTCTCAAGCGCGAACCAGACCGGCTCCACGCTCGCAATGTCCGGCCTCGGGACGTACGCCTTCAAGCAGGGCGACACCTTCACGGTGGCCGGCGTCGATGCGGCGAATCCCTTGTCCTACGCGGACACGGGCCAACTGCAGGGCTTCACGATCACCGCGGATATCAGCGGCACGACCACGGGGACGCTGCCCATCTACCCGCCGATCATCACCTCGGGTCCGCTGCAGACCGTCACCGTCTCGCCGGCGAACAACGCGGTCGTGACGTTCACGGGGGCCACGGGCACGGTGGGTGCGACGATGGCGGCGCAGGTGTCGCGGCAGTCACTCATCTTCCATCCGGGCGCCTTCGCGTTCGTGATGGCGGATCTGCCCTCGAAACTGCCGGGCGCGTTGAGCTATTCGGCGCGGTCGAAGAAGGCCAAGCTCTCCATGCGCTGGGCCGAGCAGTACAACATTCAGACGGATCAGATGCCGTCCCGCGTGGATGTCATCTACGGCGCAGCGGCCATCCTGCCGTATTTCGCGCATCGCCTCTACAGCTAAAGGAGCGGCAACCGTGGCACTCACAGCGACGACACTTTCTGCCGCCATTACGGCGAATCAGACGACTTTCGCGGTCGCGAGCACGACGGGCTTTCCCGCCGTCGGGCTTGTGGGCCAGAACCAGACGGTGAAGATCGACAACGAATACATGGTCTGCACGGGCGTGCCCATCTCGGGCACGATCACCGTGCGGGCGCGTGGCGACCAGGGCACGCCTGCGGTCGCGCATTCGGCGTTGGCGTTCGTGCAGACGAGTTCCAACACGGCGGACTTCCCGGTCACGCCGCCGCAGAGCGACGTCCCGATCGCGCCCTACGCGACCGATGTCGTCACGCTCGGCACGGACGTGACGCTGGCCTGCCCGTCGAAGGATACGGTCTACATCATCGACAAGGCGACGGCCATTGCGGTCACGCTCTCGGCCCCGACGACGGGGCAGGATGGCCGGACGATCCGGTTCATCGTGAATACGCCGACGTTGGCGCACGTCATCACGGCGACGTCCCTGATCGCGGACGGCGTGAGCGGATCGCCGCACACCACCATCACGCCGGCGCAGTTCAAGGGCGCGTCGATCACGCTCATGGCGCAGCAGGGCTTGTGGGCCGTCGTCGCCGCGGTCGGCGCGCCGGTCACGTAACGGAAAGGGCGCGATGCCAATCCTTCATTCACCGGAATCCGCCTACGCGCAAGAGGCGGCCAAGTGGGAAATGTTCCCGAACCAGTACAGCCCCACGCCGGGCCGTCCCTTCGTGCAGCAGGACTATCCGAAGATGCTGCACATGGGCGGCCATGACGTGAACGGGCGCCGCGCCATCACGCATCATGTGGTGGTCGGCAGTCCGCGCGAAGAACAGGAGCAGATCGCCCGCGGCTACTTCGTGCGTCAGGAAGATGCGATCGCGCGTGTGGAGCAGCAGGATCTCGAGATCGCCACGGCGGCGGCCGAGGAGAACTTCCGCGTCCAGCGGATGGGCGAGCTGGCGCGGCGTGAAGCGACGGCCGTGATTGACGCGGCCGGCGAACATCTCCCCACGATTCCCGAAACCCCGATTCGTCGCGTGGCCGGTTGGCCGCGTAAGACCGCGGCTGCGGTCGCACAGGAGTAGCGCATGGCGATTGCATCGGCACTGACGACACGTTCCGGCGATGTGGCCGGCGGCACGACCACGCCGTCACGCACCGGCAGTTACAACGAAGCGTACGCGGCCCCACTGACGAACAAAGAGTTCTTCTTCGCGGATGAAGGCTCCTACTTCACGGCGATCACGCCGGCCTCGGGCACCGGCATCATTGGCCACGCGGCGCCGACGACGTACGACACAACCAAGCCGTACATCTTCATCTATAACGGCACCCAGAAGACGCTCTACCCACAGCATCTCGCGCTCTACGAGACGGTGGCGAGTGTCGGCGGTGTCGGGCTGGTGTTTGTGCCCTCGGTCGACAACGTGAGCACGGTGACGACGCCGGGCACGACGCTAACGGTGGCATCGAGCAACGTGGCGAACGCGACGGCCACGTCCGGACTCGTCGCCCAGGTCGGCGCCATCGTCACCCCGGCGAACTCGGGATCGTCCGTGCAGTACGGCGACATTATTTTCCGCGGGACGATCGACATCATCCAGGACCATTACGACATCGTGTTCGGGGCGCCGAGCTCCAACGGCGGTGGCGTCGCGCGTCCGGCGACCCTGATGGACTCGTCGCGGATTGCGTCACCGATCGCGGTGCCTCCGGGCTGGAATTTCAAGCTCGTGCAGTGGCGCGCGTCCCAGTCCACCGGGCCGACGTTTCAGGTCCGCCTCGGCTTCGTCCTCCGGTAATCGTATGGCCGCGCTCGCCTCACTCCCGCAGACCACGCTGCTCCAGCCCTGTACGCGGGACGCACATCAGGTCTACCTCACGTCGGTCGCGAACGTGACCCCGGGCCTGTTTTTCTGGGCGCATCCAGGGCGTGAATTGTTTCAGGTGGTGAGCCTCGGGCCGACGGGCTCGACGCTCGTGAACGTGAAACGGGGCTGTGAAGGGTCGAACGCGACCACGCATATTGCGGGGGAGACGGTGTTTCTCGGGCGCGGCGATCAGTTCTATCAGCACAATCCGGTCGCCCCCCCCCCGTCGGAAGTGATCGTGCAGCCGTGGATCAATACGCTCACCGGCAATGTGTACTGGCCGACGGGGGAATCGGAAGGGCCGGGCACGGCGGCGCGGATCTGGCAGTTGGCGACCCTCACGCCCGGCATCGGGCCGCTCGGGGTCCGGACTAAGGTCATTACGCCGACGGCGGCGAACTGATGGGCGCCGCTCCCGGCATCCAGTCGCGCAGTTACGGCTCAGCGACCTGGCAGAACGAGTGCGACGACGGCACGTTCTACACCGTGCGCAACAGCCAGACCGTGCCCTACACAGGCATTGCCGGCCATGCGGCGCCGGTGATTGCCGATCTGGCCACAAAGCCCGTGCTCTACGCCTACAACCAGAGCAGCGCGAAAACGCTGGTGCCGAAGTTCATCCGTCTCCGCATCACGGCCGTGGGCGCGGGGGCCTCCACGACCGATGTGGCGGTGTTTGTGGATACCAACGTCGCCGCGGCGACCCGCACCGGCGGCGGCACCGTCGTGAACGCGATCAATCAGTACCCGACATACGGGATCCCCGTGGATATCCCCGTGTGCGCGATTGGCGCGGTGGCGGTCACGCCGATTGCGGCGCAGATGGTGTCGGCGGTGCGTGTGCGCTCGGTCGTGCCGGTGGTCGAGGATCAGTACCTGTTCATGTTCGGGGGCGCCACGGCCAATCTCATGGCGGGACTGCCGACGACAGGCACAAATCAACTCGTCGCCACGATCTCGATGCCGCCCGTGACGGTGCCGCCAAAATCGGTGTTTGAGTTTGCCGAGTATGGCGTGACGCAGAGCGGCGCGCATTCGTTCGATCTCGAGTTCGGCTTCGTGCTCCGTTAGGTCTGGGTCATGACGTATGGCGAGCTCACCCACGACAGCGCTTCGACTCATTACGGGCGCGCTCGTCGCGCTCCAGGTGCTCGATCCGGCTGAAGTCCCGAACGCGTCGCAAGGCCAGCAAGGGCTGCGGAGCCTGAACGACCTGATCGGCCAGTGGTCGCTGCAAGGGCTCACGATCCCCTACATCTCGCGCACGGTACAGGCGCTCACCGCGAACAAGGGCAGCGTGAGCAACCCGTACACGGTCGGCAGTGGCGGGAATATCGATATCGAGCGGCCGACGGACCTGGCCGGCATCGGCCTGATTCTCAATGCGTCGTCGCCGACAGTCGAAGTCCCGAAGACGCTGCTCGATGCGACGCAGTGGCAGAACATCTTCGTGAAGGATCTGACGGCCGCGCAGTTTACGGCCGCGTTCTACAACCCCACGGTCGCGTCCAATCTCGGCACGCTCTATCTGTGGCCGGTCCCCGATAACGCCGTGAACTCGATGGCGCTCTACATCGCCGAAAGCCTCGGCGAGTTCACCGCACTGGCGGCCAGTTATTACCTGCCGAACGGATACGGCTCGGCGTTGAAGTTTCAACTAGCGTTGGAAATCGCGGATGACTACGGCCGGCCGATCACGCCGAACCTGGAGCGTATGGCGGCGCGGTCGTTCGCGAATATCAAGCGCCAGAACATCACCCTGACGGACATGGCGAATGACTTCGCCTACATCGGCACCAACTTGCCCGCGTACGACATCAACACGGGAAATCTCTGATGGCGCTCGGTCCCCTGATCCCCTTCGTGCGTCCGCAATGGCTGGATAACGACGGCGTGCCCGTCGCGGGCGGGCTGCTGTTCGCGTATCTCGCGACGACGGACACCAAGACGGACACCTACACGACGTCGGCCTTGATGATCGCGAATACGAACCCCGTGGTCCTCGATAGTGCGGGCCGGGCGACGGTCTATCTCGACCCAGCGCTGACCTACAAGTTCATCCTGTCGCCCTCGACAGACACGGACCCGCCGACGAATCCGATCTGGACGAACGATAACGTCCCGGGCAGCATTCCGCTGACGGCGCCCTCCACGTTCGAAGTGGACGGGATCGGCACGACGTCCACCGATGCGGCGATCATTCTCAATACGACCGTGGCGGCGAACAATGCGCAGCAGTACTCGCCGCGGGTGCGGTGGACCGGCGCGGGCTGGAACGCGACGGCCTCCGCGTCACGGGTGGTGGATGGGATCATCGAAGCGATCCCGCTGCAGCAAGTCTCGGGCGACCCGATCATCGCGTTCACGCTGTCCACCCAAGTCAACGGGAGTGGCTACACGCCACGGCTGGCGATTCGCTCAGATGGCGCCGCGGTCCTCGGGTCGAGTGGGAAACTGGCGTGGTCATCGTCCGGGCTCACGTCCATCGACACCGCGATCACGCGGCTGGCGACGAAGGTACTGGCGTTCGACGATGGCGCGGGATCGAATGGTGTCACGTTGGATTTTGCAACGAATGACACGCTCACTGTGAGAAATCGCGCGAACAACGCGAACGCGGCGATCGCCGGGGCGACCCTGGCCCTGACCGGCGCCTCCGAGATCGCGATGGGGGTCTCCGCGAGTCGATCGGGGGGCACGGTCGGGGCGTACATCCTCAACAGCGGCGGTACGTCGGCCAGTACGGTGAGTTCACTGGCGATCGGAGCGACGGGAGCCGCCGGTGCGGCGCTCGCCTTGAACTACCTCCATCAAACAGACGCTGCCCGCATCCAAAACCAGCATGCGGGCGGGACGTTGCTCCTCGGCACGCCCGGCGGCGATGTCACGCTCGATGCGACGGCGGCGTCCGTCACGTTCTCCAACACGGCCGCGACGATCGGGTGGAGCGCGCAGACGCTGATCACGAACGTCGCGAACGCGGTCCTGAAACTCTCGAATGCCGCGATTACGGCGGGCGTCGTCCTCCGCTTCTCCTCCGATGCGATCTTGGAAGTACGCGACCGCGCAAACGCGGGCTATGCGGATCTGAACTTCGATAATTGTCTCGCCGCGGGCCTGATCGAAGCGGATCGGTTCGCGACGACCGGTGGGGGCAACGGGATCGACTTCGGACCCGCCGCGCCCGCCTCGATCACGGTGTCGAAGGGCATCATCATCGCGGCGAGTTAACTTATGGTGATCATCAATCAGAAGTCGCCGGAAGACATCGTCCGCGAGGAAACGGGCGCGTTGATGTGGCGCGTCATCGCGTTGCGCGCGGAAAACGAAGAATTAAGAGCAAAACTGTCGGCGCCGACGGCGCCGAAACCGAAGTCGGCAAAGGCGGACTAGTGGCGGTCTGGCCCGGTTTCGTCGGCCCATCGTATGTGACGCAGGCGCTGACCTTCGATGGTGAACGGTGCATCAATCTCTATCTGGAGCCGGGCGAAGGCACCGGTACGTCCCCGGCGTACCTCTATCCGTGTCCTGGCTTGCCGACGTTCTGCGATATCGGCGGTGTCGGACCGGGACGTGGCGGCTTTGCGCAGAACGGGCGCGCCTTCGCCGTCACCGGCGGATCGCTCGATGAACTGTTCACCGGGGGCACCGCTACGAATCGCGGGTCCGTCGCGATGGACAGCGGCAATGCGCAACTGTGTTCGAACGGCGCCGCCGGCGGCCAATTGCTCATCACGAGCGGCGGCCTCGGCTACGCCTACGACCTGACGACAAACACGCTGACCACGGAAGTCACCGGCGCGAATCAGTGCCTGTTCATCAATGGCTACGGCTTGGTCCTCGACATCAACACGAGCACGCTCAAGTGGTCGGCGCTCGAAGATTTCACGTCGTGGGATCCGCTCGACATCGCGCAGCGGAACACCGCCTCCGATGGCTGGGTCGGCATGGCGAAGCGCCTGCAAGAGATCCTCGTCCTCGGTTCACAGACCGGCGATTGGTACTACCTCACGGATGACGTGACCAATCCGTTCGCGCCGATCCCGAACGGCTTCATGGAAGAAGGACTGGCCGCCACGGATTCTATGGCCGAGATCGATAATCAGATTTTCTGGCTGTCCTCGAGCGCGAAAGGGCAGGGCCGCGTCCTTCGGGCGCGCGGCTATCAGCCGGAACGCATCTCGACGTACGCGGTGGAGCTGGCGATCAGCCGCTACCCCAACATCGCCGACGCGATCGGCGTCGTGTACCAAGATCAGGGGCATTCGTTCTACGTCCTCACGTTTCCGTCCGAAGACACGACGTGGTGCTACGACCTCACGACCGGACTGTGGCACGAGCGCGGCACGTGGAATGGACAGGAGTTTACGGCGTGGCGCGGCCGGTGGCATGCGTCGGCCTTCGGCAAGCATCTCGTGGGGGATTTGGCCAGCGGCAAGATTTTCAATATGACGATCGACTCCACCGCGGATGGTGCGGGCTCCACGATCGTACGGATGCGCCAAGGGCCGGTCCTCACCGATGAACATCAGCGGTTCTCGCTGGCGAGCCTCATGCTCGACGTGCAAATGGGGTTGGGCCTCACGACGGGCCAAGGGTCTGACCCACAAGTCATGCTGCAGTTGTCACGTGACGGCGGCCAAATGTGGGGCAATGAGCGGTGGGTGTCGGCGGGGCGGATCGGGCAGTACCTCGCCCGCGCCAAATGGACGCAGCTCGGGCAGGCGCGCACGCTCGTGCCGCGGATCGTGATGAGCGACCCGATCCCGTGGCGGATCGCCAACCTGTTCTATGAGGCGGCCTGATGGCGGCGCAACTGCGTCCGTTCGAACTCGCGCAGCCGGCCGTCCTCGGCGACGGCCGCGTCTTCAACACGCCCCATCTCCAGTGGTTTCGGGATTTGCGGACCACGGTGAATGCCCTCGTGCATGGGGCGATGGTGACGCCGGAAGACTTCGGCGCGATCGGCGATGGCGTCACGGATGACACGATCGCCCTTCAAGCGGCCTTCGCGTATTTCTACGATCGCGCGGGCGTCCTCGCGTTCGGGGCCGGCAAGACCTATCTCATTACGGACACGATTGTCGCCAATAGCGCGGCGCCCGCCGGTAGTGCCTATGGCCCGCTGGTGGTGGAGGGCAACGGGGCCACGCTGCTCTACACCGCGAGTAATCCGGCCAACTATCCGGCGCTGCGGATCCAGAGTGCCGTCGATGGGCGGTTCGACATCGTCGGCGCTATTGCCGTGGGAGATACCAGTTTCACATGTGCGAGCGCGGTAGAGGCCGCCGCACTGTACGCCGGTCAATGGCTGTTCATCGCCTGTAATGACGCGGCGCTCCACCCGCAGCCGGACGGCGATTGTTTGTACGCCGATTGGATGCAAGTCGCGTCCGTCGCCGGCGCGGTGGTCACGGTCCAGCAGCCGTTTCGGACGGCCTTTCCGGGGACGCACCTCGGGAACATGTTCTGGGCGGAGTTGAACTCCGTGCTGGGCGTGACGATCCGGGATCTGACATTCACGTCCACTGTCGCCGCGACGATGGGTCTGCTCGTGTTCTACGCGCGGAACGTCGCCGTGGAGAACTGCCGCACGAACACGTCGATGGACTTCTGGCGGACGAAGAACTGTTCGATGCGAAGCTGTCGGTCGGCGTTCGACGGGCGCGCGCTCCAAGGTGCCGAGTTTGCCGCGTGCGTGGATTTCTCTGCCACTGGCAACGTGTTTGAGTTTGACGGCAAAGTGCCGGATGACTCGCTGGTGCGCCTCGATATGGGGTGTGGGTTCTTTAACTTCGACGGCAATCATCTCGGCGGCGCGGCGGACGCGGCGATCTATATCAAGAATGGTTGCCACGACGGATCCGTGTCGTGGAACTCGATCGGTTACGTCCGCTGGACGGCACTCGGTCCGACGGGCATCCTCGGCCAAGGGCCGCAGCGCGTGCAGTTCGTGGGCAATACGATCGCCGGGTGCGAGACGCATGCGGGAAACTCCTACGGGATCTGGTCGAACGATGACACGGAAGTGTCGCCCACGGTGCCGAGTCTCGACAACGTGTTCGGCCCGAACAGTATCAGCAACGTCGTCACGCGCGTGTCTGCGCCTGGCACCGATCTCGTGATCGATCCGGCGGGCTCGGCCCTTGCGATTACGGCCACAACACGATCGTTTGAAGTGCCACGGCTCACGACCGCGCAGCGGAACGCGCTCACGGCCGCCGCGGGCATGGTGATTTTCAATACGACGACGACAAAGCTCGAAACGTACGACGGGGCCACATGGCAGGCGGCGTGGTAATGCGGGCGCGCGTGCTCCATCACGACGATTGGACACGTGTTCCACGTGACACAGAGTTATCGGCGCTCGTGCCGATGCTCAGGCCCGGGATGGATGAAGTACATGTGGTGGAAAACGACGACGGCGAGATCGTCGGCTGCTGGGCGCTGATTCAAGCCGCGCATGCCGAAGGCATCTGGACGCGCGAGGACCACCGCGGGAGCGGGTCGGTGTTATTTGCGTTGTGGCGACAGATGAAGCAACGCGCCCGCGCGCATGGCTGGACCCGTCTCTTTACCTCGGCGGCGAGCGACGACGTACGGGCCTTAATTACCAGTGACCGGGTGGGCGGGCAACCGTTTCCCGAGTCTTTTTCCATCGGAGTGGATTGATATGCCGGCCGCCCTCGCAATTCCTGCACTCATCGGCGCCGGCGGACAGATCGCCAGCAGCGTCATTGGCGCACGCACGGCCAAGAAAGTCGGCCAGCAACAAGCCGACGCGGCGGGGCGCGCCTCACAGCTTCAGCAGAACGCGGCGAATCAGTCGATCGCGCAACAGGGCGGCTTGCTCGGCGTCACACAGGATTCGTACCGTCCCTACACGGCGCTCGGCACGCAGGCCGCGGGTCTGCTCTCCGGGATGGCGGATCGTACACCGGACGCCTTCCGAGGGACCACGGCAGCGGACCTGGAGACCGATCCGGGCTATCAGTTCCGGTTGCTGCAGGGTCAGAAGGCGCTCGAACGCTCAGCCGCGGCCCGCGGGACGCTCCTGACCGGCGGCACAGCCAAGGCCCTGTCGGACTACGGTCAGCAGGCCGGCTCGCAGGAGTTCGGGCACGTCGATGCCCGACGCTTCAGGGACTACCAGCAGGGGCAGGTGAACGACCAGACACGGTTCGGCAACCTCTCCAGCTTGCTCAACTTCGGCGCCGGCCAGAATCAGAACCTGCAGGGCCTGAATCTCGGCTATGCGGGCCTGATGGGCCAGACGCGGGCGCAAGGAGCCGGCGCGGGTGCCAACGGCATCACGGACGCGGCCAACGCGAATGCGGCGGGGCAGGTCGGGCAGGCCAATGCCTGGTCCAGTGGGCTCAACAACATCACGGGCAACATTCAACAGCTCTTGATGCTTCAGCAGTTGTTGGCGAGACAGCCGGGAGCGCAGCGTTAGCCATGCCGATCGATCCCTCGATCGTCGGGCAATTGAAAACCCCGTCCGGGCCGACGCCGTTCGAGCTCACGGGACAACTGTTGCAATTTCAGGGGTTGAAGCAGCAGCTCGACGCCAATGATCTGAAGCTGAAAGACGCCGAGCGTGACCGCGCCGATCAGGATGCGCTCGATGCCGCGTTCACGAAGTCAGGCGGAGATCGCGCCGCGTTTCTGGCGAACGTACCAGGACATCTTCGCCGGACGCTCGAAACGCACTACGCCGATCTTGACGCGAAGACGGCGATATTGGCGAAGTCCACGGCGGACACGACGAAGACGAATCTGGAGATCGCGGGCCTTAAGCTCGATGCCGCAGGCGCCCTCGCGGCGAAGGCGGACGAGCTCGGGTCGACGCCGCTGGCGATGGCGGCCATGTTCCATGAAGCAAAACGGCTCGGGCTGGACGTGACGGCCGAAGCGCAGCAACTCGGCATCGATCCCGCCGGCGATATCTTGGCGCAGTTGAAGGCCATCGATCCGTCGGCGCTTGCCCAGGTGAATCGGTCGGTGATGCAGGCGTCCAAGGAACAGCGCAAGCTGTTGGATGACCACATGAACGCGCAGACGAGCGCGGCCACACAGCAGGCGACGGCGGCGAACAACGCACGCGATGACGTTCGCGCCGATCGGCAACTCACGGAGGTCGAGCGCCATAACAAAGAGT